CCGGGCGGCCTGATCCATGCCACGGATCCGACGGCCGCCGGCTTGTGGCAATCGGTGGGTCATGCGAGCCTGCCGATCGCGCTCGATGAGCTGGAATCCGAAGCGGACAACCGCAAAAATCAAAATATTATTAAACTCGCGCGTCACGCCGCCTCCGGCGGGACGACGCTCCGCGGTGGATCTGACCACAAAGGCACCAGCTTCACGGCGCGCAGCTGCTTTCTCTTTTCGTCAATCCTTATTCCGCCGCTCCTCGGGCAGGACGTGAGCCGCATGGCCATCCTCCAGCTCGACAAGCTCGAGGGAAAATCTTCTCCGCGCCTTGAACCGAAAAAGCTTGCAGAAATCGGCGCTCATTTTCGTAAACGCTTAATGGAACAATGGCCGCGCTTCGCCGAGACGCTCGAAGCGTACCGCGACTGTCTGCACAAAACAGGGCATGGGGGCCGCAGCAGCGACCAGTTCGGCACGCTGCTGGCCTGCGCTGATCTTGTCCTGTACAACGCCGCGCCGACGCAGCAGGACCTTGACCATTGGGGCTATGAGCTGAAACGCGCCACGCTGGCAGAGGCTGAAGATGATATTGCCGACAGCGATCGCTGCCTTTCGCACCTTCTCTCGTCGCAATGCGACGTCTTCCGCGACGGCAAGCGCCGCACCATCGGCTCATGGATTGAACAGGCCGCCGGCACTGGCGAGCAGATTGTCGACATAGACGCCAACAAGGTGCTATCGACTTTCGGGATGCGTGTCGAAAAGAAAGATGCGCAGGCCTTCCTCCTGGTTGCCAACACGCACCAGGGCATGACAGGCATCTTCCGCGATACCGTCTGGGCCGGCGCGCCGGGCTCGACTGGCGTGTGGGTTCAGTCCATGCGCAGGGTTTCGGGGGCGGAAGCGTCAAAGAGCAGCACAAATTTCGGGGGCGCGCCGTCGAGGTTTACGCGCATCCCGCTCGACAAGATTTTTGGAGAAGACAGAGAGGTCATCACGCCATGATGTCGCCCTGTCTTTTCGTATTCTTTGGCTATGTTCCTGAAACCTCGCTGTTTTCGTTCATCCGTTATGCCTTTCAGGGTGCAACGGTGCAACGGAGGTGCAACGGAGGTGCGTTGCAGGGTAATGGCTTGGCGCATATCAGGAAGTTTCCGTCTGCAACGGTGCAACGGTAACTTCCTCATGTGCGCATGTGCGTGCGTGTGCGTGTGTGCACACGGATAATCATGCGTTGCATGCGTTGCAGCGTTGCACCTTTTATTAATTCTCTTTTGTTTCAAAGAGATAGAAATAAAGAGAGGTGCAACGGTGCTGCAACGGTGCTGCAACGGTCGTGAGAATGAATAAAATATTGGGGTTTTATCGTGTCGGTTGAAGCGGATAGCGCAAAAACAGGGCTGAAAACGCTGGTTGCGGAGATGCATGATCCGGCTGCAGCCGTGCCGGGCGCGATCGACGGTGAGCAACTTTCCATGCTGCCGCTCGACCGGAAAATCGCGGAAAAAAATCTCCCCACGCCGCGGGGCCCGGGGCGGCCGCCCGGAGCGAAGAACAAAAACACCGAAGAGTGGCGCACGTATCTGCTGTCGCGCTATTCCTCGCCGCTGGAAGGGCTGGCGCAGACGTATTCAATTCCGATCGAGGACATCTGCGCGATGCTGAACTGCACCAAGCTGGAAGCCTTCAAGCTCCAGCTGCAGGCCATGAAAGAGCTCGCGCCCTATGTGCACCAGAAGATGCCGCTGGCGCTCGACGTGGGCGATCAGGGCTTGATCAGCCTGTTCATCAACGCGCTGCCGCAGTCGGCCGCGCAGGTTGGAAATCAGGCCGAAGGCGCGGTCATTGAGGTGCTGAACGAGCCTCAACAAAATCAACTACTTAACGGCAAAGACGTTGAAAACTCTAACGTTCCAATCTCTAACGCCGAAGATCAAAGCATTGAAACAACAGGACAAAATGACGATGCAACGGACTGATCATGAATTAGTTGCTGAGTTCTGCGCCCGCACGCACGGCTGCGCGCAACCCCCCTCCCTTCGCGCCCTGGCGATCGCCGCCGGCGCGGCAGGGGGGGTGTCCATGCCCGCCGCCCATCACGCGACGGGTACCGGCATCGCTAAAAATCCGCAGGACGGATTCCCCGCACCTGCCGGAAAAAAAGCCGCGGAAAATTTTGTTCCGCAGTCTTGGGGCGCGGGGGCGTCCGATTTTGGGGGCGCGGAAAAATCGGTTGGGTCGGACGGGGGGCGGGGCTGATGCTGATGAATTTCAAATCGCCGGGCCCCGTGTCGGCCGCTTACATCGCCGACAATTCCCCCTTCGCCGGGATCATGGGCCCGATGGGATCCGCGAAAACGTCATCGACGATCATGCGCAACATCCGCCTGGCTTCCGCGCAGAGCCGGTCGCCGCTGACCGGAGAGCGCCTCTACAAGCTGGGCGTCGTGCGCGACACGCTGGCGAACATGAAACGGACGACGATGAAAAGCATCGAGAGCTGGTTCGGCGAGGGCGGCCAATGGGGCGGCGGCGGCGCCTCGAACGAGCCGCCGTTTTTCAAGGTCGGCTTCAAGCTGCCGGATTCCAGCGTCGTGCGCCTGTGGTTCGATTTCGTGGGGCTTGACGTGCACAACATCGAACAACTGGCAAAAGGTTGGGAGCTTACCGCCTATTGGCTGAACGAGGGCGACATGCTGTCGCCGGATATTAAAAACTTCCTCGACGCGCGCATCGGCCGCTATCCCGGCAAGATCCACGGCGGACCCAGCTGGTACGGTGGCATGGTGGATTATAACGCGCCGGACACGGATAATTACCTTTACAAGATTTTCGAGGAAGACCGTCCCGAAGGCCACAGGCTTTTCAAGCAGCCGTCCGGATTCTCGCCGCAGGCGGAGAACAGGGAAAACCTGCCGGAGGGCTATTACGAGCGCATGGCGATCGGCAAGGAAAAATGGTGGATTCGCCGCAACATCGAAAACAATTACGGCTTCTCGCGTGAAGGCGAGCCGGTGTTCGACGGCTATAACGACGAATTCAACTGCGGCGGCGAAGTGCTGGAAGCGGTCAAGGGGATTCCCGTCCGCATGTACGCCGACGCCGCGCTGCATCCGGCGCTGCTGTTCACGCAGGTCATGGCGAACGGGCAGCGGCGCATCATCGGCGAGGTGACGATCGAGGGCGGCGCCGTGCAGCTGGGCCGCGAGGCCCTGGCCTACGCGGCAAAACATTTCAAGGATTCGAAGCTGCAGGGCGGCTATGTCGATCCGTCGGCCGACAAGCGCGACGAAAAGGACAGCGAGGCGGACAGCTGGATCGAGACGCTCAACCGCGCAATGGGACTGACCGGCCGCGACAAGTTCAGGCCTGCGCCGACGAACGAGCTGGCAAAACGGATCGACGCCGTGAAATCACCGCTCGGAAAAACGGTGGACTCCGGCAAGGCAGCGTTCCTGATCTCCGCGCGCGCGAAAGACACGCGGCAGGCCTTTAACAGCAAATACAGGTACAAAAAACGCAACAACGGCGCCAAGAGCGACGAGCCCGAAAAAAACCACCCTTATTCCGACCTCGCCGACGCCGCGCAATATTTCTGCCTCGATGACGGCGGCTATGAAGAAATCACGGCGCTTGAAACGCGCCTCAACCGCGGCAAAAACTTCGGCGCCATGCGCGTGGCGAAACTGGCGGTGAAGGCATGAGCGAAATTCTCCTGAAGGCTCCCGTGCTGCAGGCGCTGCAAAACTTCCGGCCGCGGGCCGCGGATTCCTGGATGCTCGATAACGTGCATTACAGGCAGCGGCTTGAAAGGCAGGTGCTCATGTTCCCGGCCTTCGCGCTGCCGAACAGCCGGGCGGCTTCATGCCTGACGGGCCTTGTGCATGAATTCGGCGTCGGTGAATTGTGGATGGTGACGGGCGAAGGATTCGCGCGCGACGCGCGGAAAATCCTGCCGGTCGCGCGCCGGCTTCTGGCGCACCTTTATTCCAGCCTGAACCTTCACCGGATGCACATGCTGGTGGTTTCAGACAATGCCGCCGGCAAGACATGGGCAAAGCATACGGGATTCACGCGCGAGGCAGGGCCGCTGAAAGGCATGGGACCGCGCGGCGAGGATATGGACGTGTTTGTTTACAACAGGGGAGAAAATAAAAAATGACAGGAATAGTATCGGCAATTTCAAGCGTCGCAAAAATTGCTGGACCCATCACCAGCATCATCAGCCCGATAGCCGGTTTGGCATCGGCAGGTATTGGTGTGGCATCTTACCTCAGCTCCAGAAACCAGGCGGCCAAGGCGCGTGCGTCCAATGCCGCCATCGCCGCCGGCCTGGGGGCGTCGAGCGCTTCGGCGGCGGCGCTGCAGCAGCAAACGATAGATACGCAGACGGCCGTGCAGAACAGGCAGACGGCCGATGCCGCCAACAACAGCGCGATGCTCGACCTGCTGGCAACGGATCAGCAGCGCGTCCTGGCGGCCAGCCGGCGCAGCCGCGGCGGCCTGCAATTCACCGGACCGGCGACAAACCTTAAAACAACATTGGGAGGCTAACCACCATGGCGACGAAACAACCCGAGCAAAAAAATCCCGCGCGCGCGATCGACGCCGCGACGCTCATGAAACGCGCCGATGCCGCCTTCGAGCTGAAAGAGCCGTGGGTTCCCATCCTGCGGGAAATGTATGCGCTCACCATGGCCGCGCGCAACCCTTACGACCTGAAGAAAACATCCATTTCCAGCGCCAACGTCCAATTCGATTCCACGGCGCCCGCATCGCTTTTCAAGGCGACAAACCGCATCATGAGCGAGCTGACGCCGGCCGACCAGGCCTGGGCCGGACTCGACGTCGGCCCGGCGCTGGCGAACAAGCTGGATCCGCTGCTGCTGCAGCAGGTGAAGAAAAAGCTTTCCGACACCACAGGCGTGCTGCAGGTCATTTTCTCCGGCGGCAATTTCATCAACGCCCAGTGGGAAGCGATCATGGAAATGCTCGGCGGCATCATGGGCTGCCTCCTGGTGCTGGAAGATCCGGACGACCATATCGAGCCGGTCAGCTTCCAATGCGTCAGCCAGGCCGAAGTCGCGATCGAAATGGACGGCAAGGGAAAAATCTGCGGCGTCTACCGCAAAAGGTGCGAAGTGCTGATCCGCCAGATCACCGAAATCTGGGATGACGCCGTCCTGCCGAAAGAGCTGACGGAAAAACTGCGCGATGCCACCGGAAAAAACAAGGACCCGAAGGTCGACCTCATGGAAAGCACGTACCGGCTCCGCGGCACCGGCGGCAAGTGGGTTTATACAATTCACTGGCGCCAGGATAAATCCGACCCGGTAGAGCTCGTCTACCGCACCTATGACGAAAACCCGTGGACCATCTACCAGTGGTCGCGCATGCCCGGCAGCCCTTACGGCCCCGGCCCCGGCATCCTGCTGATCTCCGCCAT